TTCAGTCCCTTCATCGGGTCGGCGGCGTTGCTCGCGGTCGCGACGTCGGCCAGCGTCCTCCCGAGCGCGGCCAACTTGTCTTGCAAGGCATTGGTCCCGTCCAGGACCTTCATGGCCCCGGGGTCGTTCATGATCTTCTGGGTCATCGCCTCGCGGGTCGCCTCGGCCTGGGCATTCATGCTCGAGATCGTCCCGTCAAGACTCGACCCGAGTTCGGACGTCAAGCCGGTGAACTGGCTCATTCCGTTGATAAGGTCCTCGATCCTCTGCGCGACCGTGTCCAGGACCTCCAGGGTCGCGGCCCCCCATTCCAGACCGGCGACGGTGATGGAGTCCCAAAGGACCGTCCAGTCTCCAAGGGCGGTCTTACCGACGGCGATAGCGGCCCCGATGTTCCCGACGGCCTCGGACACAATCCCCCCGGTCCCGACGGCGGCTTCGGCGAGCCCGAGAACGGCGGCGGTGTTCGCCTTGGCGGCGTCGGAAACGGCCTGAAGTGCGGTGTTCGCGAGAAAAAGCGCGGAATCGGTCAGGGGCTTGATTGAGTTCCCGGCGTCGGCCCATGCGTTTTGCATCTTCCCGGAGAACGCGCGGGCCTGGTTCGCGGCCCCTCCGAATGTCCTCGCAAGGTCGCCGTTCGCGTAGGCTAGCCCTTCCTGAATGAGCGCGGCGCGGGCGGTACTCTTGGCTTGTTCGCTCATCGCCCCCGACGCATCGGTCAATCCAAGCTCAAGTCCCTTGGCTTTCACGGCGGCATCATTCATCAGGACGCCGAATCGCTTCAACGGCTCGGCTTCGCCGGAAAGCCCCGATCGGATCGCGCCCAAAGCGTCTTCGACTCGAACGTTTCGGATCGAACTGAGGTCGTAGGCGAGTTTAAGGAAGGTGTTCGAAGAGTCGGCGGCTTGGTCATCGGTCTGGCCCATCGCCTTGAACAGTGAACCCATCGCGACGGCGCTTTCAAGGTGGGCGCTCTTCACGATGCCGAACCGATCGGCCATTTCCTGCGCCTTCGTCGTGATCTTGTCGGCGGCGGGGCCGAAGATGACACCGGCGGCGGAAAGCTGCTCGTTCAGGTCGCTGGCGGCGCTGGCGGCTTTCACGATGACGCCGATGGCCCCGGCCCCCGCGAGCCCGGCCGTGATCGCGGCCCCGAACCCTGACGCCCCCGACGCGATCCCCTCAAGCGCGCCGCGTGCGATCTTGACGCCCCTGGTGATGCCTGTCGCATCGACGACGGCCCCAATCGTGATGTTCCCGGCAATCCCCATCGGTCAACCTCCCTCGGTCTTGACACTCGCGCACGAATGAATGGCGGCGCGGATCTGTGCTGCGGTCTGCCTCTGCGGCCTCACCTTGCGAACGGGGACGAAGTCGGCGGGGGCGATCCTCCGGCGCGTCCAGGGGGACACGACGGCGGCGGCGATCGTCCCGGTCTCAAGCCAGGGGTCGGGCAAGGGGTCGATGGTCTCGCGGGCCTGCCACTCGCGGAACTCTGCGGCGGTCATCGTGTCGGTCAGTTCTTCGCGGGTCCGACCCATCGCCAGCGCGAGCCGGTATTCGAAGGCGCGGGCCGGGTCGGCCCTTATTTTCCCGCGATGTCCTCCGTCGTCTTGTCGAACCCGTTCAGCTTCGCGGCGGCGGTCGCGATCCGGACCAGCGCGGCGGGGTGCATCTCGCGGACGGCCTCCAGGTCCTCCGGCGCGAACAACGGCGAACCGTCGGCATCGACGGCGGCGGCACACACAAGCTCGGCCGAAACATCGCCGGGCGCGTCTCGAAGGGCCGGGTAAATCTCCCGGAGATGGCGAAGCGTGAGCGTGCGGACGCGGACCGTCCCGCCAAGCTCGGGGCATTCGACGTCCAGGCTCGGGCGCTGCGTCGCGAGGACCTCATCGCGGTTCAGGGGCATGGGTCGGGGGCTCCGGAGCAAGGGGCCGGGCTCATCCCGTGGCGGCGGTCCTCGGGCGCGGGGGCGGGATGGTCAGGCGTTGCTTCCGGCCGTGGAATTGATGTCGCCGGTGATCTGTAGCGTCAACTCGATCGTTTGATTGTTCTCCTCCTCCGAGTCGTTCGGCGAAACCTCGGTCACGATGGCCTGAAACGTGTCGGTCGCGTGCGTGGTGAAGTCGTCGGCATAGGTGATGCGCCAGAACCGCTTGTTCTCGGCGGGCTGAAGCGGCAGTCGTCGAAGCTCGACGTGCTGGCTGAAGCTCGGGTCAAACTGGACCCGAAACTTCGCCTCTCCCGCTTCGGGCTGGCGTCCGGCCCGGTACTTCTGAACCGTGTCGGTGAGCAAGGTCGTCTTGACGGCGGTCGCCTTGGGCGCGGGGGGCGTGACGCTCTCGACCCCTCCAAGGAGCGTGAACGGCCCCGCTTCGGCGGCGGCATAGGCAATCGTGGTCCCCTCGGTCGGGGTCGCGACGGGCTCGGGCATGGGATTGGGCTCCGGGGTGGCTTAGAAGCGGTACTTGAAGCGGGCGTCCATCGTGATCCGGTGAATCGCCGGGTCGTCTGATCCGCTCTCGGGCGGCTCGATGATGTCCTTGGCGTCGGTGATCGCGACCCAAAGCAGGCGGACCCCCGCGATGGTCCCTCGGTAGCATTCGAGGCGGTCACGGATCGCGGTGGCGAGAGCGGCGGCGGTCGCCGGGTCGGTCGCGACGGCGTCAACCTGGACGCGAGACGTCGCGACCCGCGACGATCCGGTCAGGGTGCGGACCGGGTCGGTCGCGAGCACGTTGAAGAGCACGGCGGGCATCGGGTCGCGGGCGCCCATCCATCCGGGCCGGACGCGGCCCGCGACGATGGCGGCGGTCGCCGGGTCGGTCGCGAGTAGGGCGCGGATCGCCTCGCGGACGTCGGGCACGGGTCAAGCTCCCTTCACGATGCGGCGCGTCTCGGTGGTGATCGTGGCTCGGGCGGTGGCGTCGGCGGTCGCCGCAGTGCCTCGGTAGGCGGTCCGCATGGGGGCGGCGGGCGCGCGGCCCTGACGAATTGATCCGTATTCGACGATCGCGGGGTAAAACACGCCGTTCGGCGCGTTGGCCCTCACGGCGTCGGGCTTGAAGACGGCGACGGCCTTGATCCTCCCCTTCCTGGTTTTCGAGGCTCGGACCGTGATGGCGGTCGCCGCGGTCCCCGTGTCGCGGGGGAACTCGGCTCGCGCGGCAGTCGCGAACACTTTCGCCCCGGCCCTGGTCCCTTTACGGAAGGCCTTCTTCCTCAACTTGGGCTCCAGCCTGGAAAGCCAGCGGTCAACCTCCTTGACGCCGGTCACTCGGACCTTGACTCGGACCTTGACTCGCTTCATCGTCTGGACTCCGCGCAGGTCAACCGGACCTCTCGCCTTCGGCCCTCCCCGTCGATGGTCCCGGTGATGTTGAGCGTCTTTCCCATGTCGGGCAGGTGGGCGCGGTCCCGGGCTGTCGGCCGAAGCTCCGGGCCGGGGTCGCGGATCGTCAGCGTGTAAGCGGCGTCGGCCTGGCCGATCGTGCCCGCGATGGCGCTTTCCTTCGCGCTGATGCCTCGGACCTCGGACCAGCACGAATACAGGTCGGCCCATGCGAGGACGGGCGAGCCGAACGCGTCGGCCCCAATGGTCGTCTCGCGCTGGAAGGTGACGCGGTGTCGTATCGATCCGGCTTTCACGCGTAAACCCTCCATCCACACGACTCGATAAGGAACCGCACCGTCAGCGGCAGTTCAGCCCCGGTCCCGATCGGCTCTCGGAACTCGTAGAACTGCGCCGCGAGGTAGGCGACGGCCAATCGAAGCGGGGCGGGAACGTCGGTCGCCTCCGGGCCGAACCCGGCCGTGTAATCGACGACGACGGCCCCGGCCCGATCGGCGGTGGCGGGCCAGCAACCGGACCGCGTCGCGATCCGGCCGGGCTGACCCTGGATGACGTCGATGGCCTCGGTTTCGATCGGCCGCGTCACTCCGTATGGGTCCCGATACGTGATACTCTCGACCGATCGAACCGGCTGGCGGGGCGGGACCAGTCGGCCCGAGACGCGATCGAGGGTCCATCTCAGCGCGGTCGATCGGAGGGCAAGCCCCGTCGCCTCTTCGACTCTTCGCGTGGCGGCGTCGGCGTAGAGCTGGATCAAGTCGTCTTCGGCGTCATGGGTGACGCGAAGATGGCTCTTGATGAGGGGCAGGGTCAGGACCGGCCCGGTCGCGGGGGTCAGGATCTCGATGGTTTCCACGGCGCGGGCCTCCGGTCTGGTCCCTGGGTCGATGGCTTAATCCGTGGCCTTCTTCGCTCGCTTCGCTCGGATCGCGGCCTTCACGTCGGCGGCGGTCGGGGGCTTCGCCTCGGGCGCGTCGTCGTCGTTGGCGTCGTCGTCTTCGGCGTCGTCGGGCTCGTCATCGGGCTTCACGTCGGGCTTGTCGTCGGGCGGGACCGGGACGACGTCCCCCCGGAGGATGAGAGAGTCGAGCAAGTCGCCGGGGGCGATCTCGACGGTCTCCCCCGGCGCGTGAACGCGGGCCGGGGTCGTGACCTCGAAAACACATCGGACGCGCATGGGTCGGGGGCTCCGGAGCAAGGGGCCGGGCTCATCCCGTGGCGGCGGTCCTCGGGCGCGGGGGCGAGTCGATCAGGCGGCGACCATGTCGTTGATGCGGGCGAACGCTTCGGCCCGACGCGGGGCGACGTCCGCGTCCTGGAAGATGTTCAGTCGCACGGAACCGGCGTTCCCGGCGTAGGGGTTGACGAGGATGTCGACGCCCCCCCAAAGGGCCATCAAGAGGTAAGAGAAGTCGCCGAAGATCATCGACGACAGGCCGGTCCCGGACCCCTTCGTCAAGGTCGAAGGAAGGTAGCTCGTCGCGAACGCGGGATAGCCGTTGACGGTGCCGACGGTCCGCGTCCCATCGACGTTCAGGCCCCAAAGGAAGACGCCGGGGGCGTTCGCGTTGACGAGCTGCGTCTTCATCGCGCCCCGGGCCTTCGGCGTCATGACGTAGGCGGGCGCCCCCTGTTCAATCGCGATGTTGGCGTTCGCGACGGCCGTTTCCAGGGCGACGATCGCGTCCCACGTCGGCGCGGCGCCGTTGGTCCCGAGCGCGATCGTCGTGATCCCGGCCAGCGTGCGCAGGCCGGCCGGTTCGCGGCCAGTCCCGGACCCGTTCAGCGCGGCGGCGTCCAGCGCGCCCGCGATCCCCAAGGTCAGGTCGCGGCGGGCGAACGCTTCCGCGTCCAGGCTCGTCTGCTTCATGAACGTGCGCGTGATGTCCACGAACCCCGTCAGCGTGCGCGGGGTGTAACCCTGCGAGCCGATCACGGCATTGCTTCCGGACGGCGACCCGCCTTCGGCCACCCATTCGAAAGTCGTCGCGGCGCTCTGCTTCGGGACGCTGAAGGCCCCGTCCATATCGGTCAGGACCTGGGCGCCCGCGCGGGCGCAAACGAGGGCCCCCCGAAGGGCGTCGGTCATCAGGTCGGTCCTCACGGTGGTCTGGATCGCGCCGGCGCCCGTCGTCGTCGTCAGGTCGCGCTGCTCTGTCCTCGGATCGACCGGAAGGCCAAGGGGCATGAAGAACCCCTTCGGGGCTCGGCCCTGACGCTTCGCCATCTCCTGCGACGTCTCGGCCTCCAGGCCGTTGAGGGGGCGACCGTCGGCGATGGCGGTCACGGCGTGAAGGAGGCTGTAGCGGTGTCGCGTCTCGACCTCGTGGGGCAGGGGCGAACCGGCGCGGCCGCTCGACTCGCGCAAGCTGGCCGCGAGGCTGTCCATGCGCTCCAGCGCGGCGGCGCGGCGCTCGAGGGCCTCCATCTCGGTCGCCAGCGCGTCGGCGCGGGCCTGCTCATCCTCGGTCAAGTCGCGGTCGCTCGCTTGGCGAAGGATCGCGTTCGCCTGCTCGGCTCGCTGCGTGATCTGCTGTCGGATCTCGGTGGGGTTCACTGGGGCGCTCCGGAGAAGGGAGCGCTCGTCGCGTGGGTTGGTCCGGCCGATCATCCCGGCGCGGCGGTCAAGAGGCGTCGGCGTTTCAGGGGGTGCGGGCGTGGTTGCTGGTGGTGATCCGGTCAAGCCGGGCTCGGGTCGCGTCTCGTCGGGGCGTCGGGGCTGGGTGGTCGCGCCTCCAGTCCTCCAGCGATCGAAGGGCAATGGACGTCGCCGGGTAGGCGGGCCACGCGACGAAGGAGATTTCGTACAACTCAACCTCGACCAGTCGGCGGGTTGGCGTCGGGCCTGAATCATCCCATTCGGATCTCTGCACGGCGAACCCGAACGACATCGAATCGATGTCGCCTCGTTCGATCGCGGCGTGAAGGTCGTTCGCGGCCCCCGTGTCCGGAAGGTCCAGCTCGAACCCAAGTCCCCGGTCATCCTCGGACAGTCGAAGCGTCCCGGCCTTGGTGCGGCCGATCACTGGGTAGCTCTGGTGTGAGATCAGGGCGCGGACGTCGGCGGTCTTCAGCGTGCGGGCGAACGCCCCCGGCTTGATCGTCTCGATGAACCCCCCCATGTCCTCGGACGGGGAATCGAAGACGGCGGCATATCCCGTGACTCGCTTCGGCTTCGCGGGCTCGGCTGGCGCCTCGGCGCGGACCTCTCCCCCGATCGATCGACGTTCGATCGCGGGGGCGGTGGCAATGTCGGCGGCGGCGGTGGTCATGGGCTGGCGGCTCCGGGGGCGGGGGCGGTCGCGAGCTTCGCGAGCGTCCCCATGTTGAGCGGGATCAAGTGTTGGTCACCTTCCGGGCCGATCGGGTCCAGGTTTTCGCGGCGTCGGATCTCGTTCGGGGTCAGGACCCCCAACATCGCGAGTTCCTTATAGAACGCGGCCCTCGCGCCCATGTTCCCTCGAAGGAAGCTCGTCATGTTGTGTTCCGCGTAGTACCTCCGTCGCTCTTCCCGCGTGAAGAGCTTGCGATTCCACTCGCTCTCGATCATCTCCACCCATCCGAGAAGCGTGGTCATCAGGTAATCGATGTTGGCATTCTCGATGTTCGATAGGTGGCTCTGGCTGAAGTCGCCGATCTTGTG